CAAGAATTACATCAGGGCAATATTTAGATAGTAGTTACAATGTACAAACAATTGGATCTACTTCAGATTTAACAGGTGGTCCAAGAGGAACATTTAACCAAGCTGCTAATGGAACTGCAGGTGGATGGAATGGAAACTGTAGCGGAGACAACTGTAGAATAGGTGGTACCACAGGAGCATCATCTTATGCAGGTGCGGTAGCAGGAGGTTCTGGTGGTAGCTCTTCAGGAAGTGGTACTGCAGGAGGTGCAGGTTCAAGAGGATCTGGAGGTGGAGGAGGAGCTGCACAAGTATCTCCAGGGTCTACTAATGGTGGTGCTGGTGGTAATGGAGAAATAAGATATAGATTTTTATACGTATTCTAGTATAAAGATTTTATGGAAGCTAATTTTACCAAGTGGTTTGGTGAACCTATTTATATTTCTAAAGTAAATAATTTTGAAAAAATAAATAAAAAAATTGTACCTTTGATTGAGAAATACGTTTCTCCAACAAACTCACAATACGCACGAACCACGGACATTCCACCAAAAGACTTACAAGAAATAGATGATAACCTACATTTAAACAAAGATTTTAAAATTCTTTATAAAGAAATAAGAAATCATATAATTGAATATCTTAAAATTCAAAAATACAATTTAGACAAATTTGATGTTTTTATATTAAAGTCTTGGGCAACTTATTCAGTGCACAATCAATTAATACACTTACATAAACATATGGCTAGTCACTTTAGTTTTGTGTATTATCCAAAAGCAGATAAACAAGGAAACTTAAAATTTGTATCTAACATAGGTAATGATACACATATGTATATACCTTCTAGAGAAGAATATTTTACAGAGTTCGATGATACCAATTTTTCAACAGCAACCTACCCTGCTGAAACAGGTAATATAATTATATTTCCAAGTAAGATATTTCATGAAACAGAAGTTAATAAAACCAACACCCCTAGAATCTCTATTTCTGGAGATATTTTAATTACTATGAAGCCAGGTGTTAAATCTGAACATTGCTTTCCTTCACCGTCTACTTGGAAGAAGCTGTAAAATGATGTAAAATGGCGTATGCCATTAACAAATGTACAAATTAGACCTGGGCTTAATAAATCAGATACACCATCAGGTGCAGAAGGTCAGTGGATTGATGCTGATTTTGTAAGATTTAGATATGGCCAACCTGAAAAGATTGGTGGTTTTCAAGCTATAGGACAAAAAACAATTTCTGGCCCTGCAAGAGCTCAACACTGTTGGAATGATTTAGAAGGTAGAAAGTATGCAGCACTTGGTACTTCAAAAGCATTATATATTTATTATGAAGATGCATTTTATGATATTACACCTTTAGCAACAGCAATTACAGGGGCAACTTTTTCATCAACTAATGGATCAACAACTGTTACAGTAAATAAAGCTTCGCACAATCTTACTGCAGGAGAATATATTACATTTACTTCGGTTACTGTTCCAGGAGCAACCACAACATTAAATGGTGATATAACAGATAGTGCTACAACTATTACTCTTACTGATGCCTCTTCTTTTTCAACATCAGGTTCTATTAGAATTGAAAATGAAATTATCACTTATACTGGAAAATCATCTAATGATTTAACAGGATGTACAAGAGGAACTAATGGTACAACTGCGGCTGCTCATGCCGATGCAACAGCTGTAAGACAATCTACTGTAACAAGATATAACACAACAGATTTTACAAGTTTAACTTTTGAAGTGCAATCTACAAATTTAGCAACAAATAGTTTTGAAATAGTAATGCAGATATCTGAAACTGGAACAGGTATGTCTGCTGCTGGAAGTGCTTCCATAAATCCTTATGAAGAAATAGGTCCAGTAATTCAAACATATGGTTATGGTTGGGGTACTGATACATGGGGATCAGGTGAATGGGGAGAAGAAAGTACATCGCAACAGGTAATTCTTGATCCTGGTTCATGGTCACTCGATAATTTTGGACAACAACTTATTGCAACTATTAAAGATGGTAAAACTTTTGTTTGGGATGCTGGAGCTGCAAACCCATTGGAAGCTAGAGCAACTATAATGACAGGTGCTCCAACGGCCTCAAGACTTACTATTGTATCAGATAGGGATAGACACGTTGTTCACTTTGGAACTGAAACTACGATAGGTGATACAACTACACAAGATCCAATGTTTATAAGATTTAGTGATCAAGAAAACTATAATGTTTATGCACCTACTTCAGTAAATACTGCAGGAACTTTTAGATTGGATACAAAATTGTAGCTGCTGTTTCAGGTAAAGACTATAACTTAATTTTGACTGACACGGCTGCATATGTCATGCAATTCGTAGGTCCTCCTTTTACTTTTTCAATTAGACAAGTTGGTTCAAACTGCGGATGTATTGGTCAACATGCTGTAGTATATGCAGATGGTCAAGTTTTTTGGATGGGTACTGGAGGTGGATTTTTTAGATATGATGGTACTGTAAAACTTTTACCTTCATTAGTTGAAGACTTTGTATTTACTACAACTGGAGATAATGTTGGTATTAATTATTCATCTAATGAAATTATATACGCATCTCACAATTCTTTATTTAATGAAATAATCTGGTTTTATCCTTCTGGTAAACCTTTAACAGATCCTGCTACACAGAATAATAGAAGTGTAGTTTATAATTATGTCGAAAACACTTGGTCTGTGATGACACTTGCAAGAAGCACGTACCACGATGCTTCTACTTATGATCTTCCTTACGCTACAGAATTTACTGTTAATGCTACACCAACGTTTACAAATTTAAGTGGAGCAACAAATACATTTGGTGCTAGTAAATATTTTGCACAGGAAACAGGAACAAATATAATTGATCTTGATGGTTCTGTGACTGCAATTGCTGCGTTTATACAATCTGGAGATTTTGATTTACCAACAGACGGAGATGGTCAATTTTTATTAAGAATATCAAGATTTTTACCAGATTTTAAAAACCTTCAGGGAAATGCTGTCATTACCATAGGACTAAAAAATTTTCCTATTGATACAAACGCTTCTTCACAATTGGGGCCATTTACCATAAATGCAAACACACAAAAAATTGATACAAGAGCTAGAGGACGTTTAGCAAATTTAAAAGTAGAAAATACATCAAATGATGAAACATGGAGATTTGGGACTTTCAGAGCCGATGTAAATGTGGATGGTAGAAGATAATGGCAAAGATAAATGTTTATGTACCTGAACCTCCTCAAGAATATACTGAAGAAGGTTTTAGACAAATCAACCAAGCTATAGCAACAGTGGAGAATCAATTAAATACATCTTATCAACAGGACTTGAAAAATGAACAAGATGCGTTTAATTACTTTATGTCATGACAATTAGATACAAAAATCAAGGATACAAACAAGCAGATACAAATTTAAATACTATTTTAACTTGTCCCACTGATGCAACTATAATTATTAGAAGTATTTTTTGTGCAAACAATGATGCTTCTTCAGCTATATTAGTAAATATGAGTTTAGTAGATTCATCAGATTCAAGTGCAGAATATGAATTTTTTAGAGACGATGTGGCAGCTAAAACACAAGTTAATGCTACACCTCAACCTTTAAATTTAGAAGCGGGAGATGCAATTAAAATTCAAGCAGCAACTGCTAGTAATAAAATTCAAGGTGTAATTAATTATGCACTTATAGATAGGTCACAAGAAAATGGCTAGACAAAAATTTGTTCATTTTGTACCTAGGCCAAAGCCTAAAAAAAGACCAGGTAGACACACTAAAAGTCTTAACAAAAGTAAAAAAAGAGATTATAAGAAATATAATAAACAAGGACGTTAATGACAAAAACAATAATAATAAATGGAGAAGAAGTTCCAGTATTACCTGCAAAATCTGAAGAAGAGGTTTTAAATAAAAGAACGGGTCAAAAATATGCTAGTAAAGACGATTTTGATAATGATGTTGCTGACTCCAATACTGATACTGTTGCTGATGATCTTCAAATCAATCAAAAAATAACTGTTGCATCTTTAGAAGTATTTGGTAAAACCAAATAATGCTTCCTATCGGTGGTTCTGAACTTCAAGAAAAATTATTACATAAGTATGTAGATAATACATTACTTGGTGAATTTGAAATTTGTATTTCAGTTCCTGAAAAAAAACCACTTTCTAATGATAAGATAAATATTCTTTGGGTTCAAAATTCCTATGACCAACCAAATTTAATTGATTGGTTTAAAAATAAAGATAACCATACAAAATATTCTTGGTATATTTTCAACAGCCATTGGTGCTATGAAAAATTTAGAATGATGTATAAATTACCGACAAATCGTTGTGCGGTTATAAAAAATGCTATTG